CGAAGTCAAAGTCATATTCATTTTTGGGCATACACTGTAGGAGAGGGGGTTTATTAAATGGCATTGGTTTTAACTTGTAATGAATGTGGAGAGGCGATTGACGAAACGGGGCTATATTATTCGGCTACTCTGGTTGAGATGAATGCTCCACCACCAGAAGATGGACCACCTATGGCTCCAATGACAAATCGACTCGATTGGCATGTAGAACATGTACCTTCTGGAGTCAAACCCCCAGAACTTAGTAAGCCAATTTTGTCTTCATTGAACCCAACTACTGCTGACAACGATGCTGGTGATGTACAGATTCATGCACTTGGATCAGACTTTGTGGACGGAGCAGTAATCGAGTTTGATGGAACTTCGAAAGGTGGTACCTTCTATTCTTCGGGGCAAGTAATGGCTATTGTTCCAATGGCAGGCGTATCAGCAGGTCAGCATTCAATTCATGTTCGTAATCCTGACGGTGGTAGGTCTGACCCACTTCAGTTTACCGTTACAGAATAGGAAGGAGAGATATGGCACAAGTAAGCGTTAATGTTAGTTTTGAAGTCACTGATCCTGGTGAAGCACAAGCGTTAATTGATCAATGGACTCTACACGAAGGTTGTAACGTTTTCGTTTCGATTTCTGATTCGTCTCCGCCAATGACTACAGATGAAGGTGGTTCAGTCGTACCTGTACCAGAACCAGCATCACTAGAACCGCCGCCAGAAGATCTTAGCGAAGGAGGAGGTTAATCGTAAAGGAAGACAAATGGATGTTGGAGGTGATATTCTCGGAACGGTAGGCGTGTTTCTATCTGGCATGGGTACGCTTTTAACTGCGTTCGGCGCATTTCACTTCGAGCGGAAGCGTGGTAAGCAGGAATGTAAAGAGAAATTTGACGCTTTCCGAGAAGGGATGAAACTGGGCGAGAAACGGAGTAGCCATGAGGAATAGTTGGCGAACATTCGTACTCGGCGGAGCTAGTCTCGTATTAGCGGCCACAACCGGATTTCTGGCGTCGACGACATTAGCGCAGGGCCCTCCACCGCCGGGAGGAACTACTACCATTACTATTAATGATGGAGAGCCAGGCCCGCCTGGACCACCTGGGCCACAGGGAGAAGATGGACCTCCAGGACCTCAAGGAGAGACTGGTCCACAGGGAGAAGATGGACCTCCAGGACCGCAGGGCGAACAGGGTCCTATTGGTCCTCCGGGACCTCCTGGCCCTCCAGGAGAAGGAGCTTGTCCAGAGGGATTTAAATTTGGATTCTTGCGTATTAATCATCCTGGCGGACACGTTATTATCTATACCTGCATCGAGCAGGAGTAATTATGACTGAAGGTCAATATCAGACTAAAGTAATTAAGAAACTCGAACGTATGTTTCCGGGGTGTTTAGTTCTAAAAAACGATGCGACATATCGACAAGGTATTCCAGATCTTATTCTTCTTTGGAATGATTATTGGGCTTCATTAGAAGTAAAAATTGGACCATCAATTCGTAAACAAGCCAATCAAGATTACTATGTTGACAAGTTAAGTGAAATGTCGTTCGCTGCTTATATTTACCCCGATGTCGAAGAGGAGGTTTTGAATGCGCTTCAACAGGCATTTAAATCTCCAAGGCGAGCACGCGTTTCTCAGTCCTAGTCAATATCACTGGATTCATTATTCTCCAGATCGATTGATTGAACGTTGGACTTCAGCTCAAGCCGGAGCTTATGGCGTTGCTCAGCATGAGTATGCTCAGAGAGAAATTAAAGAGGATAGAATGTCGGATCTTGTTGGAACTGTAGGTATGTATATTAACGACGCGATTCGATATAGAATGAATACTGAACAAGTTCTTTATTATTCTGAGAATTGTTTTGGTACAGCTGACGCAATTTCATTTCGATATAATACTCTTCGAATTCATGATTTGAAAACAGGCATCTATCCAGGTTCAGTTCATCAACTTGAAGTTTATGCTGCATTGTTTTGTTTGGAGTACGACAAGGATCCGTTCCAAATCAAGATTGAATTGCGCATTTATCAAGATGATGAAGTCATTGTTTATGATGCTGACCCAGAGGATATTATGTTTATTATGGAAAAGATTCAAGAATTCGACAGGATACTTAGCCATCGAAGACTGGAGGAGGCGTCGTGATTCGTACTGAAGAAGAACATCTTGCACACATCGGCGTCGTCCGACGTTCCGGCCGTTATCCTTGGGGATCTGGTGGGAATGCTCCCGCAGCTACTCGTAATAGAGACTTTCTTCAAACTAGAAAATGGCTTCAAGATCAAGGTCTTTCGCAAAAAGAAATAGCCGACGCGTTTGGTTATACGATTAAAGAGCTTCGTGCTCACGTTTCGATTGAAGGGGAAAAGAAGAAAGAAGCTGAATATAATCAAGTTCGTCTTATGAAAGAAAAAGGTATGTCGACTTCTGCAATTGGTAGAGAGATGGGTAGGAATGAATCTTCGATTCGAGCGATCTTGGCTCGTGCCGAAAGAGATAAGAAAGACGCTATTCAATCTACTGCCAGTATGCTCAGAAAAGAAGTCGATAAGAAAGAAATGGTTCATATTGGTCTAGGTGTTGAACATCAACTCGCCGTCCCTAGAAATCGATTCGAGACTGCAATTGAAGTTTTGAAAATAGAAGGTTACACGACTCATAAGCTTTTCGTTCCGCAGGTTAATCTTCCAGATAAATTTACGCAGGTGTTGGTACTGGCCAAGCCAGGAATTACTACTGAACATGTCAAAGCAAACAAGGGAAAGATTAAACAGATTCAGCAACGTTCTGAAGATTATGGTAGGAGTTATGTCGATTTTCAACCCCCCCTCTCTATTAGTTCGAGGAGAGTTGATATCAATTACAAGGGTCAAGGGGGAGAGAAAGCGGACGGTGCGATCTATGTTCGTCCAGGTGTACCGGATGTTCGAATTGGAGAGAAACAGTACGGCCAAGTTCGTATCGTAGTTGACGGCACACATTATTTGAAAGGCATGGCTATTTATAAAGAAGATCTTCCGCCAGGTAAAGATCTTGTATTTAATACTAAGAAGGAAGATACAGGTCGTAAGAAAGACGCAATGAAGCTACTCGAAGAGGATCCCGAACTTCCTTTTGGTTCTATTGTGCGTCAGGTGCATGATGGAAAAGGTAAAGTTGATTCGGTAATGAACTTGGTTGGTAGCCCTACCAAAGAAGGATCGGGTGAGGCAGGACAATGGGATGCTTGGTCTAGAACCCTTTCGTCCCAATTTCTGTCAAAGCAGAAACCAGAGCTTGCTAAACAACAGCTTGATATTACTTACGATCGTCGTAAAAGAGAACTTGCTGAAATCAATTCGCTTACGAATCCTACAGTAAAGAAAGATCTTCTTAATAAATTTGCTGACTCCGTAGATGCAGAAGCAGTTCATCTTGCCGCTGCCGCTATACCTCGAACAGCGACTAAGGTTCTAATTCCTATTCCGTCTATGAAACCAACGGAAGTTTATGCACCTACGTTTAACAATGGTGAACGTGTTGTACTTGTTCGCCATCCTCATGGAGGAACATTCGAGATTCCACAATTGGTAGTGAACAATAGGAATCGTGAAGCTAAGAAGATAATTGGGACAGCTGCTGAGCAACCTGGTCACGATGCTATCGGTATTCATCACAAGGTTGCAGAACGTTTGTCTGGTGCAGATTTCGATGGCGATACAGTTCTTATTATTCCCACTCGAGGAGCCAGGATTCAGACTTCAGATCCGTTAAAAGATCTGCAGAATTTTGACCCCATGTCTTATAGATTACCCAAAGATTCTCCGATTAAACGTATGACCAGTGTTGTAAAAGGGCAGGAGATGGGTAACGTTTCTAATCTAATTACGGACATGACTTTGCAAGGAGCATCTCATGACGAGATTGCTCGTGCTATTAAACATTCGATGGTTGTTATTGATGCTCAGAACCATGAGCTCAATTGGAAACTATCAGAGAAAGATCATGGTATTCCTGGTTTGAAAGAGAAGTATCAAGGTGGACCAAGAGCTGGTGCCCGAACATTTATCAGTAGAGCTGGAGGAGAAGTACATCTTCCGATAAGAGAACTCAGGCCTGCTAGTAAAGGTGGACCTGTTGATCCTGTTACAGGTAAAAAGGTTTGGGTAGAAACCGGAAAGATGAAAGAGAAGCGTGTGCCTCGAACTATCGACGGTAGGAAGATAAGAGTACCAACAGGAAAGATGGTTCCAAAGACAAGGAAGTATGAGAGACTGGCAGTAGAGGATGACGCATATAAAGTCTTTCTTCCAAATTATACCCCCCAGCCTATTGAAATCCTCTATGCCGATCACTCTAATAGATTGAAAGCTATGGCCAATGGGGCGAGAAAGTCGGCGCTTCCTATTAAAGGTGAGAAAGCTACCCCTTCCGCTAAGAAAGTGTATGCAAAGGAAGTAGAATCTTTAAATGCAAAACTTCGAAATGCTGAAAGAAACGCCCCCTATGAAAGACAAGCCCAGACTATTGCCAGCGTGGCGGTATCCCAGAGGCGACAGGCTAATCCAAACATAGAACAAGCTGAGTATAAAAAGATTAAAACACAAGAGTTGAATAAAGCCCGACATAGAACCGGCGCCCATAAACATAGGATCGCCATTACCCAAAGTGAATGGGACGCGATTCAAGCTGGTGCAATGAGTAAGACTAAGTTGGAAGACATTCTTAAGAATGCTGACACAGAGTCTGTCAAACAACTAGCCATGCCTAAGTCGGCAAAACCTGTGTTATCGAGTGGTATGTTGCGTACTGCTAAAGGTATGGCTGATAGAGGTTTCACTCAAGCAGAGATAGCAGATAGGCTGGGCATTGGCTTGACCACACTCAAGGTAGGGTTAAGCGAATGAGGTGAAGTAATGGAAGAAGTAACTGAGTACATGTTAACCACTGTTGACAATCCGTTTGATCCATTCACTAGATTCGACGAGTGGTATGCTTATGATGTTGGTATGGGTTATGGTACTTCTGCTTTCTTAGCCCGTGTCGCCAAGGTGTCAGGTGAAATGTCTGAACCTGACCAAGCGCTCGCTATCCAAGATGCAATTGATGAAATTGTTTCTTTAAATGTATCAGGTATGCATAGGAAGGTATCAAGAGTTTCTATACAAGATTTAGAGGTGTATGATGTATGAGGTTAAAGGAAGGTAATAGTATGGGTAACCAACAGTACGATCCTAAGCATCCTGAGAAAGGTTGGCAACCACTTACGCCTCTCCCCGAACCTAGGCTTTGGAAGCTT